ATATTAGTGTACACAGTTATCATCACAATCACAAACCACAATTCCAGCAGCATCTTCGCTATCAACGAAGTCCCACGCATCATAATCGAATGTGGTACACTTAGCCAAGTACGCCCTCTTACTAATCTGGATTGGTGCCTCACCACTCCTTGAGTATTTTAATGATACTAATATGTAAGGTACTTTGATAGTATCTTCATCTGCCGTACCAGCCAATCTTAACCATCCAGCATATTGTACAATATCTCCAATTGTTAGAGTATCCTTATCTAATACAGAACTAAGAGTCATAACATTATCACTATCATCGATTAAAGCAGCCGTACTAGGGTAAACATCCATCTGTGTCATTGAACTACCGTTGAATACTGATAAACTCACCTTCCAATCATCTACTAAGTCTAAGCCCCTAACCTTTAATCTCATCGTTTCGTCAGCTTGCCAAGCGAATTGAGTTATTACACTGTTATTAATGGTATCAACATCAGGATTAGTTACCGATGCTGGTGGTGCTGGTGTTGATGTAAGGGGTCCTGTAGCTGCATCTGCGGCTGCCGTACTACCTCCACCAGAAGGTGATGGTGTAGCAATATTTTGTGAAAGATAGGCTTTAGCAGAACCATCTGGGTCAGTACCCTCAAAAACTTGTCCTGTTGCACCACTACTAGGTGTACTCTTAACAATTATGGTATCTGCCCTAGGGTCGTATATCTCAGTGTTAGCAAAGAAGTTGAATGAAACCGCATTCTGTAGTTTGTTGATAGGTCCCTTCATACTTGAACCACCAATGAATGAGAATTGCATATCCACGGTTGCAATCATAGGTTGAACACCCACACCCTCTGGGTTTAAATCCCAAACCAATGGTTCATACGTAAAACTCATATTATCAATCACAATTTTGGTATGATAGAAGTCACCAATCCTTAGAATACAAACTGGTGGTCTACCGAACGCAAGGTTATCTGGCTTCTCATAGTTATTGCTCAAGGTAGGTCCCTGTCTCGTACATTGCTGTAGGAAAGTCAATCTAGAGTTGAATCCTTCAGGTGTTATGGAATGGAACGCTGGGTGGAAGAAACCAATCTTCTCACTGATACTATCGTATACAACCTTATCGTCCTGTTGTAACTTTTTGAAGAAACCTATTTCATTATAGAATCTCCCCTTAATATCATTATTTAAGTTTATTGGGTCAGGGTCAGTTTGCAATGCTGATAGGTTTTGTATCTTATCAGGATTAGCCTCTTCAGCTAACTTACTATCCCAAGTGAAGCTTACCACAACCTTTATATTCTCTTTGATACCTTTACTATCCAGTGGTACTATTGTATCAGCCAACGGAACTGGATTTTGTATTGTTAGTGTAACAGGCGTAACAGGTGCTTGAATAGTTTTGTACCTCTTATATTTTACTGGGTCTTCCGCAGCAGGTAAGCTCCAATCATCAAGCATCATTTGTTTAAGATTAATAGCTCTGAAATTTACTGCACGTGTATTTTCTCCCGTAACACCATAAGAGGTCAAAGTGACCTTACAGCCAATACATTTTTTAAATTTTTCCTTAGCTGCATCTAATACGTCACTGGATACATCTTTATTTAAACCAAAGTTAGTGCTATCATTTCTAGTTACACCATCAACATCAATATAGGTACCAGCATAGATGCCATTACCAAATCCAGTTGGGTTAGTTGCTGCATCAAACCCTTCACCATTCTCGTATCCTTGATTAGTAACATCAGTTAGTTCACCATCATTATAAGGGAAGTACATAACGAAATCATCTGGAACAGACACTGGCGTAATGTTCGCTTCTACTACTGCGAAATTTCGTTTAATCTCTATTTGATTAATCTCATCTAAACTTAATTTACTTCTAACCCTATTATCCACGTCAAAGGAGCCAGCAAAGAACGCATTAATCAATTCATCACTCTCACCTTTAAGGTTATTCAAATATGATGGGTGGTCAATGATTACCTTGAACTGAAGTGTCCCAGTTCTCAAAGTATTATTATACGTGAACATTGGTTCACCTCTACCAATGAAATCAGTTGCTTCCCAATTAACACTAACATTATCATTGAAATTCATCTCATAAGGTGGGAACCACATGATTCTACCCTTCTTACCTGTTAAGGTATCTCCTGGTCCGATTTCACTTGGTATTAGTTTGGTCGATGATACATCAGCCCATGCCAAGTTCTCAATTGAGAACATGTAGTTCCTCATATTAACGTTATCGTTTATCTCGTCACCACCATGTTGGTCACCGTAGGGTGCAATCTTTACAAATCCATTATCACCCAATACTGAATTACCCAAATTCCCTCTAGAGTTAGTACCAGCATTTGGATTTAAACCTGAATGCTTCTGTAGGTCTTCGACACTATCATATCTATCGTATGTCGTCCATGTCCTTGAAAACATCTTATCAGGGTCAGTCTCAGGTAGGTTACCATTGAACTTTTTAACTGCACTACCTTTGGATATTACGGCACCAGCAGCAGAATCCACGGTTGTATTCATCTCACCTTTTAATGTCTTAGCATACTTGCTTGTTGAAAGATTAACCATCTTATCAGCTTGCTGGAATAACCGTTGGGTTTTCGCTAGAATGGTTTTCTTATCGAACGTAACATCTGTCTCAACACCCTCTTTTGGGTTATCCCATTGGAAGTCCTTTCCGACTACGAACTCTTCATCAGAAGATTTGGTGGTAATCAAGTTCTCTAAACCTTTAAAACCAAAACCATCAGCCATATTCTGGTTATAAACAGATTGAGCTATAATGGAATTCTCGTCACCATTCAGTAAATCAATAACACCACCTTTACCGTCACCGAATGCGTATATATTTGGGTTTATACCCCCGTCAGGGTCTCTTTCATCAACAAAACCAGGTGCATACCCACTTTTAACCTCATTTGAGTTAAGTAGACTTGCTCTTAAGTTTGCGAATAATGCCAATACTTGTCCCCTACCAGTATTCTGAATCATGCTATTAGCACGTTGAATGTTTGGTACAGGGTTTTCACTTTGGAAAATGGATGACGATTGAGCTAATAAGCTTATTGGGATTTGGATACCTAGAATTCTTTCAGTAAAGTTGAAAAGCCCCCTAGTCGAACCTTTGGCTACCGTTATATTATAGTTGGGTACAATAATATCATTACCCATCATTAAACTAGTTGGATTGAGATTAATGTTACCTAAAGTTTCTTCGTATAGGTTGGCACCTACGTTATATTGGATTGCATTGAATAAACCTTCGGATGCAGCTATACCCAATGGTGTTTCATCATCAATGTTTGAACCACCTAATAAGCCTTGAACTTCGAATACTGGATTTGGTTCAATACCAGAATTTGGTGTAGTACCACCTAATAAGTTTCCAAGGATATTTGAAGCGGAACCAACGACACTACCATCACCATTACCTACAATACCAGTCATTCTGGTCATATAGTTGGGAAGGTTTTTATCTGTAACTACTGGTATGGTTACAATATCCTTTAATATTTGAGCATCTAAATCTAAATACTTGGAAGCAACTACATTCTTAGTTCTCTCCATGATAGAAGTTTCATCTTTACCTAATCTACCTGAAGTCATACCATACTCCGTATCACTTGGAAGTAGTGGACTTCTCAGTTGGATATCTATTATTGTTTGTTCACCTAGGACATTTTTATACTTATTATTGATGACATTCAAATCATTATATAATAGACTATTCTCAACCAAGTTAGCACTATTCACCCAATATTTACCTTCATTTTCTTCAACATTAGGTAAGTAGACTACTGATACCTTTCTAATATCTTCCAACTCACCATGATGCTTATTGTTTATCAACATAAGGTCTCGATGTAATTCACCGATGATTTCAAGGTCTTCAGAAGGATGAACATTTGGTGTATTATGTCCAATTGATACGAAATTACCAATACCATAAGTAAGAGATTCCAAACCATTATTGGATATGCTATCTGCTATGATATTTCTACCTAGGAGAACTTCTCTAAAACTTGGTGCTGTGCTACTGATGTCCATAATAGTATATACGTTTGTATATAAATACTATTTTAATGGAATTTTTCGTGAAGTAAATGATACTTTCTTCAATCTGAAGGTAGAAGTCCTGAAAATTTCTCTAATAGGACCAAATATAATACATAGATATATAGTATTATATATATAGCTTAAAGCTTATAGGCTTAAAGCCTTGTTTTTTATAATTATTATTGTTTTTGGTTGGGCTACGCCTGACCCCCTATAATCCCCCATGATGATACAAATAAACACAATTAAATTGGAAAAGTCAAGGGGTAAGTGAAAATAAATTTACCCAACAGGGTTTGGATTTAATTTTCCACCTGAAATATTTATGCTCAACTGTTGTTGTACCAATTGGGTCATTTCCTTAATGAAAAATGGGTCTTTCAGTAGGTTGTCATGTACGTTACCACCATTAGCATCTTTAATTACAATTTCACCATTAAGTTTCATATCACCAAATTCCATCTTAGAATTTCCACCACCACCACCAGACTTTCCACCAATTAGGTCATCTAATTTACCTTTTTGAGTGGACGCAATAACACCATCATCAGCTTTTAGGAATTTATCTTGAGGGTTGAATTGAACAATACCATCATTCACCATAGCACCACCAACGTCACCCAATTTATCACCTAAGAAATCACCACCCATTCCACCTAAGATACCACCAATAATTCCACCGATTGCCGTACCAACTACTGGTACCACACTACCAATCGCTGCACCTGCGGCTGCACCACCCCAAGCACCTAGACCAGCACCAGCACCTCTAGCTACTGTTCTACCTACGTTCTCACCTGTACTCATACCTTCTTCTGCGTTTGTCGTCCATTCGTTATAACCACTCATACCAGCAGCCAATAGCCCACCACCAATTGCACCACCACCTTTAAGGTTTCTACCGAAACCACCACCCATACCCATCTTAGTTGCTGCGCCAGAACCCACACCAGCAGCGCCAGTTGCAGTAGGTGGAACACCCTTCATACCAGGAATCCCACTACCCATAATTCCGAAACCTGCCCTAAGTGCTTTACCATTTGCATACCATTGAGCTAGATTAAAGAATACTTTCCCACCGATATAAGTCAGTGCGGTTGTAATGGGGTTATTAACAATCCATTTACCTAGAACACCAACAATATTACCCATGGTCGTAGCGAACTCTTTAATCGAATCAATCCAACCTTCCTTTTGCATTCGTTCCTGTAAATTATTAAGAGGACCGACCAGATTTTCAGTCAAGGCTTCAATAAATGGTAATGCCATTGTTTGGAATTGAGAGACTAGGTTATTGAACGCATCGTCAAAGGTTTGTGCTTGTTTAGCACGTTCTTTAAGTGATTCTTGTTCTCTCTTATAATTTCTTAATTCACTTTGATTCATTTCACTAAGGAATTTAGTACCACCATTCATGGTTACTTCCCATTGACCTGAATCCTTATCGAATTTAGCTAAGGACGCTATTAATTCTCTATCTTCTTTGTCTGAGACCACTGAAGGTATAAGACTTTCAATTTTATTGAACTTCGCACCAGCCCTCGCCATCTCTGACATATTCTCAACGCTTAGACCTGTTATATCAGCCAATTCACGCATTCTATCCAATTGTAGTCCGTTAATGTCGAACTCACCTGTCTTTTCATTGAATTGTGCAAATTCAGAAGCTGCCGCACCAACATCTTTCATGAAACCTTCCATATCATTTCTAGCCTTGAACATCAAAGTGAATGGGTCACCAAGCCTAGCCATCTGACCACCCATGGTTGCCAATCTAGCTGACATCTCAACGGCACCTTCTGGTCTGAATACTTTTTCAGCCATACTAGATACGTTCTCCATATCCATATTCATTTTGGATGCATATGCAGCCATATCAGCCATTCCAGTCACCCCACCCTTGAAATGATACTTCTGAGCCATTTTAAGGGCTGTACCAAGCTCTTTAAGCGTCTTAGTGGCATTTGCGCCCATCTTGTAAGCCGCATCAACGGTTTCTTGAACCGCATCTCTTGAACCTTCAACGCTAAGACCGAAGCCTTCCATCGAAGCAGCCATAGTTGCTGCACCCTCAACGCCCAATGAAGTACCTTTGGCTATTTCAGCCATAGCTTCATAACCACGTTCAGATAACATCATACTCCTACCGATACTCTCTGAGTATTCAGCTTGAGATTTTGCCATATCCTTTATCCCGAAACCAATCTGAATAGTTGATTCGGAAGCTTTGGACATTGTTTTAGAGAAGAACTTAGATTGATTGGATAGAATACCCATACTAAGCTCGGCTTGCTTAATCTCTTTGGACATCTCCAACGCCTTAAGGTCGGTAACCCATCTATATGTTTTCTTGGCTAGACCTGGAATCTTATCCCAAGCTTTACCCATACCCTTATAGGCAAGGTTAGCTAAACCAACTTCTTTTACTGTTTTTTTAAGTATCTCAAGATGTTCAACGGCATCTTTAGCTGCAAGTCTATGTTGTTTTCTTAGTTTTTTATGAGCAGCAATCTGATTTTCTAGTTCTGCATATCTTGGGTCGGCTACGGCTGTAACTGCAAGTTCAGCCCTAGCTTGAGCAATTTCATAGGTGAATAGAGCCTCTTGTTCTAATAGGGCATTAACCTGAGCTTGTTGTTTACCAAGGTCTTTTATTCCGTTTATATAGGTACCAAAGTCTTTGCCAACCTCTTTTTGGAGTTTGGCAATCTTTTCCAACATTTCATAGTGACGCTTTGCGTCTTTTCTGCTAAACCCTGCCATTACATTGCATCATAATCAATTACCCTTATGGTACCAGTTTTCCTATTAGTCTTATCCAACTTACCAGTTTCTTTATGTTGGGTAACAGCTATGAACCTAGCGGTGTACTCATCCTTACCAACTTTATCTAATATCTCCACCTCTATTCTATTCTTAGCTGTTGCACTATTACTAAGCGTAACCTTCTTTTTACTTTTACTTATCACAATCATTGTATTTTCATCACCAACAGCCCATTTTAGTTTGGGTGCGGTTGGTACGTTTATAACCACGTCATAATTTAGGACTTCGAATTTTACTTTCTTACGATACTTGAATTTCTTCAGGTTAACCATATTCTCATACTTATCCACCACATTGTTAACCGCAGCTATACCAGTTGGGTCACCAGCATCGAAAAGTCCAAATAATTTAGGTTGATGATGTAAAGCGGCAGCAATCTCAGGAAACTGCTGAAGATATTTTTCCAACGTATACTTATCCTTCTTCTTTTTCTTTTTTTCGACTACTTCTTCCTCATCTCCACCATCCTCTTTACCATCGTCAGGTAGTTCACCATCATAAGCTACGAAATCACTTATATCACTAATAGTGTTCATAACATTATTCTCACCAACAATATTTATATTGAACCAACCTGAACCCATACTAGAGAGTGTAATACTTTCTTGGTTTAACGGTACTCTGAATTTTTTACCTTTGAATTTATCGTATTTTTCACCATTAGCGCCAGTACCAGCGATTATCTGAATGGTAACCTCAACATCTTTCTTTATGGTTAGTACTTTGAAAATGATATTAGTGTTATCATCAATCTCAAATATATGGTAAGTCTGTGGTGGTAAACTATTAAATATATCAATAATATCTATGATATTCTCTTGCTTATCTTCCTCAGTATCAGCTTCATCACCAGCCCTATTTACAGCGTTAGTGTTAGTGGCTGGCAGATTGGTGTTACCTTCTGGTTCCCCAATAGTTATAGATTCCTTTTCAACGTTTGATTTATCGAATACCTTAACAGTCACCACATCTTTAATCGTGTAGTTCTGTTTGGTTTCTTTATCCTTCTTGGATATTTTTTGTAGTTTTATATCAGTGTCCTGAATAGCTTCTACTTTAGATACGATATAGTTCCAGCCAGTCTTGGTAGACTTCTGGTCTAAACTCGCTAACTTAACCGCATTACCAAGGTCATCAGTAACTTGAAAAGAATGACTACCATTTTTCTCAGTCACATAGATACTATCACCAATCTCCAAATCTTGGAAGACCAGTAATGGGTTAGTATCTTCAGTGAAAAGTCTATCAAATTGGCTTTCAGTTATTTTTATTCGTTTATCCATCTCTGAGGTATATAGTAATAAATATCCTGTTGGAGTAAAACATTAGCCTGTAATTTCGCCAGACCTCAACTTAGACTTTAAAGCTTCGCCAGTAACCGTGGTTGTTCTGGTTCCTTTAGCTGAAGATGCGCTCTTACTTTTCTCGTCATAATACTCTTGTCTAGCCTTATTCTCATTCATCAAAAGGTGTAATTGGAACCTTCTACTGAACGTAGGCATCTTAAGTAAATCGGTATAACTATATCCGATATGTTTAACACAGACGAAGAATTCCTCTTCTAACCAGTTACGGTACTCATGAGTTAGACCAAAAAAAGTTGAAGTTAAATGGAAGAAACGTACTAACGGACTCACCCCCACTTGTCCGTACTTCGATTTTTAAATTAACACCTGATTCGTTATCGTCATAGAACTTTCTGAAAGCTCTAATATCCCCTAATCTCATCTCATCAATGTACTTGATTAAGAATGTTGGGTCACTATTTCCGTTTGCTGTCACAATTTGTCGTTGTAACGTGTAAGATGACCTATGATTAACTTGTGATTTAGCTTCATCATCTTTCTCAATCTGAGCTTCAATAGCTTCCTCATCTCTAACCGTAAGATAACGATACTTGATTACATCTTTACTTTGTGGACATTCGAAGTCGAAGTACCCGTTTTCATCTGGTTCCTTCTCCATGTAGATATATTCCAAATCGTTAAGGTCATATTCAACCTCTTCGGCTACACCGTCATTACCGATTACCGTCATTGAGTACATGTTACCGAATGAGCTACCTCTCAACCATATCATAATGGCGTTTCGGTCACCCAATAGTAAATCTTCATACTTCAAGTTTGGTTCCAATAGATTACGACTAATCAAAACTTTAAGGAAGTCACCACTCTCCAATAGATTAGCTGATGTCAGAATATTCTCATCTGAACCAGTCATATATGCCACCTTAACATTTGCTTTAACACCTTTATAGGTTTTACCTTTTGAAGGTAGTGGTATCATGTCATAAGAAGCATCCCATTTAGGCATCATCAACGCATTGAATTCAACATCAACTGCTGGTGTTGGTATCATTGGTTGTGGTGGTGCTACTTGAGGTGGTGCTACGGTAGTTTGCGCTATTTGTTCATAACTGTTAGCCTCTGGTGCTGGTGGAGTTTGATTAAGAAGCGCTTCATCACGAAGTCTTATTTGTTCCTCTGTGCGCCTCATCATTTCTTGTTGCGCCTCATTTAATTTGTCGTTATTTGCGTGTGGGTCACCTTGTGCCGTATTAGCAGGTGGGAAAACATTTGGTTTTTTATCAGCCATTTTATTAAAACTTATTTAGTGTTATTATTCTTTAAAACATTTACAATCTGCGCTAACAGGCTTGCTGGTACTTCAACGGTCTCATTGTTATCATCCGTCTGTGCTACCACATAATTTTCATTGGTAGTGTTATTAGTTATCAGTCTATTTCGTTCAGCTTCTAACTGAGCCTCCAATAAGGCTACTTTCTTTTTGTAATCGATTTCTTCACCATCGTATAATGATGGGTTCATATCACTTGGTACCGATTCAGATAATGGTGCATGCATACTCACGTTATCCATGTTAATCGGGTTTCTCTTATCACTATAGTTGATAAGTCTTCTTATATGAGCAACATCAAATCTCTCATATATTTGCTCAAGGGTTACTAGTTTCAATCTTTCCATGATTCTAATTTTACTTCAATTTATATAATAGTAAATAGTTTAATGCAACGTTTTTCACATTTTTAACACCAAACCATAAAAAAACCCCACTGTTAGGTGAGGTTTAGTGAATCGTAAAAATGTGTTATTAGAATAATAGGATTGCTCGGTCAAATCGCATTGTAGCAACGATATCAGCGATAGCGTCATCATCCATACTAAGCTCACCGAAGTTAACGTTAGTAAGCATAGTTCCCACAAGTGCCCATTTCTCAATTACAACGCCAGCAGGGTCAAGCATTTCAAGCTCGATATCTCTTTTATAACCAGCAGCATAACCTTGTCTACCTGTAATAGATTCAGATTGTAGTCTTACCCACTCCATAATCGCTTGCGCTGAAGAAGGACCGATTGCATCTCTGAAAGTAACGTCAATTGCTTCCCAATAGAAACGACCAACTACCCAAGTTGATGTGTTAAGGAATGGTATTTCGACCTCTCCTTGTGTAATTGAAGGTCTAGAGGCTGACGCCAACCACCATTCTTGAATTCCCAAATCTGCTGGGAAACGTAGCATCCATCTATTCTTCCTTTTCGGTTCATAGGGATTGGGCATTTTCATTAGTAAATCAGCCATGTGTATATTGTTTTAGTATTAGTTAGTTATTCTTTACGTTTATAAATATGTCGAAGTAGAAAAAATTTCAGTTAGTCGCCAAGATTTATTATTAACCCACCTGATACCCCTTCAGTATCAAAGGCAATATCATTGAATTTATTTTGAATTTTATGTGCGTCAGCCTCAAGTTTATCTTTTGCGTTAGCCATACCCTTCTCTTCAAGACTTGTAACCAAGTCATCAATCTTTTCCGTCTCCAAATATCGTTTAATGGTGTTGAGGGTCTTAGGAGAGCTTAGAGCCTCTTTCGCCACCTTCTGGTTAAAACCAGTAAGCTTAATACCCATAAGTGAAGCAGCACCCATTAAAACGTCCATACCAGTCGATTCACGGAGTCTTGAACGGTCAGCTTTGACCAACATCTCCAGTTGACTTTCGTTTATTCTTATTCGTTTACTCATTTACTATAAATATATCTCACAAACAAAAAAAGCGATGCCGTAGCATCGCTTTTTAATAGATAATCAATTGATATTAAACATCATCGAAAGATGCTCCTGTGTTCAAAATGTTGAACTCAACACAAATAAACTCAAGTGCTCTTGTTGGCTTGATGAATATTCGACCACACAATTCGTTTCTATCTCTAGATTCTGGTGTGTCATCCAATTCAACTCGGAAGTCTGAAAGACCTCTTTCTGACCTGATGTTATCCAATATCGGGTTAACTAATCCTAAGAACTGGTTTCTAACGATGTCATCATTCTGCTCGAACAATAGTCTGATAGATACAGCAGAGATTAGTTTTCTTGCTTGTAACAACAATCTTCTAACGTTGATTCTATCAAGTGCAGTTTCCTTAACTTGAAGAGTCTTGTTACCCCAGATTTTGATACCTTCACTTGCGAATGTGGTTACTGGGTTAATTCTTGCTTCATACAATGTATCTCTATTGGTTTGTGTCAACTTAAGTCTCGCTTGTATCGCTGCCACGTCACCTCTTTGGATACCTGCAACCGCATACCAAGGGAATGCAATGTTGTCAGTCAAGGCTGCGTTTCTTACCCAGTCTCTCGTTGGTGGTAACCAAATATATACGTTATTTTCAGTGTCATTTACTTGTACCCATGGGAAGAACGTTGCAGTATAACTGCTATCGTACATACCATCTAGGTCACTTGCAATGTCCTCTGGTGTTAGATTATCTCCACCTGAATCAACATCTGGAAGTGTCATAATATACAATGAATCGGCTCTATCTTGCTCAATCATCTCAATCGTTTCCTCTACCAATCCTGTATTTTCCAGACCGTCAATACCTGGAGTTGCAAATAAGTTAATGTTAACTGATTCTGGGTTGTTGAATGTCCAGATAGCCTCTAAGTAAGCGTAGTAATCAGATGTAATACCAGCGTCACCGTTGGTTAATGCTCTGTTTTGGAATACTTCACTTTGTAGACCTGCGATACCTTTAGCACCGTTAATTCGGTAAGTATCCTCATTGGTTCTACGGTCTCTATAAACGTCCCATCCATCATAACCACCATAAGGTGCGAATGTGAATTTACGTGCGTAAATCTTCTCGTAAGCTGTTCCGTCTATGTCAGAATCAGTTTGGAATGGGCAACATCCTGTGTCAAATAGGAATACTGGTGAATATGTGTCACCTGAAGAGTTGTAAACAACCTCCACACCATCGATAGTTGCGCCAGTAGCAGCAATATCCATGTGGAATCCTTTTGTTAATCCAGTCCACATTGACAACTCATTGTCGTCTGGTACACCTTTGTAGTCCAAGAAATCTTGGTCAATACCCACCGTGTCTGAAAGACCTAAGTAGAACTTTCTCTTATTCTCGTAAGTACCATAAGTTTGCTTGTAGCAAATTGTTGGGAATGTAACTCCTGAGTTAGCATCTAAATGGTAATCTCTCACTGGAACACCAATCATACCTGCTGGGAATGCATCGCTAGTATCAGTTGTATCATCCAACTCTACCAATACATATGATGAAATTGAAGGGTAGTTACCATCCAATGTACCAATCTTCTTAGCAATGTAGTTGTTTGATGTTGGGTTCATACTAAGTTTTGCAAACTTCTCTAGAACCACTTTGTTAGCATCAGTATCACTCCAAGCTCTAACTTCAAGGTCAAAGACCTTATCATCTGGCTTGATGTTTGTAATGGAGAACTTAACCGCATGGTTAGCAGCGTTACCATCAGCAATTGTCCATAGTCTGAACAATCTTAATAGATTTGTACCTCTAAGTTCCGATACCACGTATGGTGAAACAGCAGGTGCATATTCTTGTTCGTAATCTTTAAATGGTAAACCAGTAACATAGTCAACAAGTGAAAGGTTAATACCTCTTACTTTATCGTCATTAATAGCTTTATCCATCATATTTTGGTACAATTCTTCAACGAACACAGATGTCTTACCATCTTTTTCGCCTCTACCCAGAACCTTACCAATGTAATTTCTCTTACGTGTATCAAATGATAGGTTGTAATCGAATACGTCCAACGTTGTTGCAATACCACTCAATGAGAAATTACCCAATGGGTCGGTCAACGCATCAGTTGGTGTTGAACCAAATACGATATAAGTATCATCAGATGTTGTGTAACCTGAAACTTCAGGTACCAACATTTCATCTCCATCATATTCACCTCTTGAACGAAGTAATGCAACGATTTGGTTCTCAACATCAGAATATGATGTACCTGAACAAACAGTCGTAACACCAGATGTGTAACCTGTCGTGTCACCACTTAAACCTGTTGTAATATCAGTTACATATAGGTTGAATGATGCCCCGAAGAAGTCATCACCTATCTTAATGTAAGTACAAGGTATGTTAGCTGTTGCTCCTGTAAGCGCAGTTTCTAAGAACGCTAATTCTGTGGTTAATTCACCAAGAATTGCAGTAACAGCTAAGTCGTTACTTGAATATGTTAATGTACCAGCACTAGTTGTTTGGTACTCAATTAAGTAATCACTTGAGAATCCTGTATAGGTTGTCCCCGTAGTGGTTGCCACTGTTGATGGGTCTAATGCCGCATCAATGGTGATACCCCATGCTTCACCAGCATCATAACCTGAGAATCCTAAGACTCTGGTCACAAATAATTGGTTTGATTGTGTTAAATACGATTTTGCTATATATGGTAGCTCATATTTTGGGTACCCAGTATCTTTGAATTTTGTAGCGTCTTGCCCTCCGAAGAAAGTTTGAAACTCATCATAATTTGATATGAATACAGGTTGAAATGCGGGTCCTTTTACGGTTTCTCCCGCCAAACCTAACGTGGTTACACCAACTTGTCGTGTAACAAAACTTAAATCTCTTTCGGATGTGTAAACCCCAGGACTAACGAATACTCTATTTTCAGCCATTTAACTTTATTTTTTGTGTTTGCTTATTATAATATCTTGATTATCTACTTTATAAATATGAAGGAAAAGCCAAAAGACTTAGGTATGTTATCTAATTCCCTATTTAACTCTATTTGTTATTTTCTAGTATCTTTGTTGGGGTCTATCTCTATCTCATTCATTATCATAGTTCTGTTGATACTAGGTTCAACCACGAAATCCTCTTCGTCCAGAATATATCCAGCCAATAACATCTCAAAGGTTTGAACGTAGAAACGTCTATTTTCGAAATCCTCAATATTACTCTCATCACTGATAGTAGGAAGTGTTACTGGCATGAAATGTCCTTTAGGATAAATATAAGCCTGTATTGCGTTGAACGTTCGTTGAACCTTATTGTGAATCACATTCACATCAGACATTTTATTACTGAAGAATCTAACCTCATAGGTGATATCCACAGACGTTGGTTGTGGTATCTTATATATGTCCATTCCTAACCTAGCACCATCATTTGTTGGTACCTTATAGTATGACCAATGGTGGTGTCCTGGAATATTACCTAATCCAGCATAGTTGGTTCCTTTCTGAATGTCAGGGTTTCTAACAACGGTGATGAAAGGCATCTTAATGTTCTTGTAGTCATCCGTGAACTTCCAAGTCTTGGTGAAGTCGGCATATCTTTGAATGGTAAGGAAAATAACTGGTACCGTCTCACCATCAATTTCAATCTTCAACTCATCCTTAACAAACTCAACGAAGGATGCATCCATATCTTTAATATGGACACCTTGAGGTAGGAAACCGTTATCATCAGAAATATTATGTAACAATTCCTCTCTACGACTCACTCCCACCTTCTGTGAAGTTAATTTAAGTTGTTTTCTAAATCCTTTTGGCATTATTCAGAAGTAAATTCATTTTCGTCTACTGGTGCACAAGTAACCACTTGATATACACCTTTGTATCCCATTATTGTATGCTCATTATCATAATTCTTAATACCATCATTAGCAATGCTGAAGAACCTAACTTCGGTCTCAGTAACTGGGTAACCAATATAGTCACCAAAGGTAAGCTCAACATCTAGTTCTTTCAAGTGTGCCTGATAGATAACGAATTTCAAGTTACCATCCTGTAGGTCTCTCAATGAACCAGCACCAGAATTGAAAGTCATATTCTCAGCCTCATCAATAATAGGCATCACGCTCAGTTCAACTGGAACTTTGTATACGACCTCACCTTTCCTAGCTTCACCATATTGGTCAGTAACGGTCAACTCTCTATCTACCCTGTAAAGGATAACTATGAAGTTACCATCACCTTCAAGGGATTCTCTACCCATCTCAATTTCCAACTCGAAATCCTCTTGTGAGAAAAACTTGTTGATTCTATTTATAGGTACAATCTTGTTAGGTTTAGCCATGATGTTTTCTTATAAATATGATAGCACCACTTAAATAGGCAAAACACTTGATTTTTATATTTATTTTCGTTATATTTAACTCATTATGATAGACTTAGAGAACATCAAGGGAAGAAAAGCTTTAATCCGATTGGGGTTATATGATGGACGTAACCCGTACCTCATTAAACTTAAAGCGGAATATAAGAAGAAAGGGAAGATTACTCTTAGCAATACTCAAGAAGCTTACATACTTAACAATTTCGATAAAGACCCCGTAAAGGTGGATAGAGTGGTAACACTATCTGAATATATAGGTGAGGAACTTAAGGAGAAGTATTCCATGTCTTTCGTTCCTGTAAGAATGTATTTCGGGTTCATATTGGCGCAGACTGATAAGTCTTACCACGTTTACGGTAAGCTTAAACAAAATCAAAAGGATAACGCCATGTACTGGATTCCTAAGACGCAAGTTATGGAAGACCCATTCTTTGCCCCTGTGGATATTGATATGGACTTCACCAGATACTTGGAGCTTGATACCAAAAGTAGAACACCATTCCAACACCAAGAAGAAGGTATTAAATTCCTATTGAGTAGAGATGGATGTATCCTAGCTGACGATATGGGATTGGGTAAAACCTACCAAGCAATCGTTGCTGCTCTGGAAACTGGCGCTGAAAATGTATTAATCGTATGCCCAGCATCTACCAAAATTAACTGGAAAAGAGAGATTGAGATGTTCGGTGAAACTGACATTGCAATTATCAATAGTTACCAATGGGAATCTGCCAAGTGGACAATCATAAATTATGACATCCTTAAGAATTTCCACACCATCACACCTAAGACCAAGAAGGAACGGGAAGCTGTTGAATTCTGGGATAGAGATATCATGGAAGAGAACTTTGATATCATGATTGTGGATGAAGCTCATAAGGTTAAAGACCCTAAGAGTAATAGAGGTGCTATCGTTGGTGAGTTGTCTAAGAACCCAGCAACGAAGTGTACGTGGCTCTTAACTGGTACGCCTGTCGCCAATAGACCTAAAGACTTTTTCAACCTCTTAAAAATCATTAAAAGCCCTCTGGCTGATAACTATCCGTTCTTTATGAAGAGGTATTGTGATGCTAAGACATTATATAAGAAATTACCAAGCGGTGGCACCAGAAAGATATTGATTGCTAATGGTGAATCCAACTTGGATGAACTGTCAATCAAATCAAGGAACTACGTTATGCGTAGACTTAAGGAGGATGTATTGGATATGCCTGATAAGATTGTTACACCGACTCACCACGAGTTAACCGAAGCTCAAGTACGTGAGTATGATTTCCTATGGGAAGAATATTTGGAAGAAAGAAAAGCAAAGAAGAAAAAAGGTACGCCTGATAAAGACTTGGTGGAGATTATTCTACTGAGGAAATTCATTGCCAAATCTGCGATAGAGAAGACAATTGAAATGGCTGAGACCGCTATTGAGGATAACCAAAAAGTTGTCATCTTCACGACATTTAATGAGGAACAAAATGAACTGGCTGAATACTTCGGTAGTAAGTGTGTTCGACATAATGGTTCAATGAATGATGCCGAGAAGCAAAAATCTGTTGATAAATTCCAGAAGAATAAAGGTACGAAGGTATTCATAGGGAATATCATATCTGCTGGTGTTGGTATAACATTGACGGAAGGTACCGTTGTGATATTCAATTCCTTTGACTGGGTTCCAGGTAATAATGAACAAGCTGAAGATAGGTGTTACAGAATTGGACAGGAGAATACGGTTAACGTATACTACCAGTTATTTGAAGATACTATCACCACCAGAATGTGGTATACCGTATTAAGAAAGAGAGGTATCATTGACCAGATTATCGGTACTAATACCTCTGGAATGTCAGAAGATGTGATTGATTATTTAACGGAAGAGGATTGAGTTAAATCCTTTGCAATCAAGTCCCTTAAATAATCAGATTGACTCATATCTAAGGCTAGTAAACGCTCACCCAACATATCGTAGACACTATTATGTATCCTCACTTGCACAACTTTATCCTTAGCAGGCTTAGTATATTTTATTGGTGACTGTAAGAATTCAGCATGTAATTCCTGTCTTATCTTCCTACTATCATTATTAAAGGCGCAACACATATTCTTGTACCACTCATCATTATATTTAGAACTTACCGTACATGGTAGGTATAGTGATACATAAGGATTGGTACTATTTATTGAACCTTCATAGATATAATGGAAATACTCCATACCGTTTGGTGTTGAGGCTATAATTATCTGACTTTCCTTATCCATGTATCGCTCAAGATACTCAACAAGGGAATCCATTTGATATATGTAAGCCCCTTCATCGAATACTACAGCCCTAATCGTATCAAATCTAATATGATGCACATTATGAAGTCTATCTAATGACCTCACTTCTGAAGCGCACACAAATAATCTGTTACCATTGTATAGGTGAAGGTCACGACTATTATTAGTTCTGGTCATATCGTTTAAATCCAATTTGTTGACTTCACAATAATGTCTCAATATGGTTTTAACTCGCTTAACAAAACGTGTGGAGAGTGCAAACTTATTCGAAAAATATAAGAACACCTTACAATCATCCTTATTGGTTAGAAGCTGCCAAGCATAGTAAGCGGCTAACATATGTGTTGCATGCATCTGTCTGCTCTTTCTAATAATTGCGAATTGATTATTTTCTATAAGGTCAAAAAATTCATGCTGGTAATCATCCAACTCAAACACCTCATTAACACCCTTAATTAGATTAAAACCGTAGTAGTAGTCTCTTATAAAATCTTTAAACCCCATTTGTATTACACTTTAAAACTTTTGTTATACAAATAAGTATCAGGCTAGAAGTGGAAAGTCTTGACTATGGAAAGTATTTCCAGTATATTTATTTACATGGTACGATTATATACAATGAAGAAGTGTCCTTTCTGCGATGAGATGAAGAACTATCTTATCGAAGATAAGATTCCATTTATGGATATAGACATCGAAGAAGATGGTAACAAGCGGGAATTCAATAAGATATGTGAGGTCAGCAAGGCTGACAGCGTACCAATCCTGTTGGTGAAGAACAAGATACTGGTACCAGAACGTTCCTTCAAGACCATCAAGGAAGGTTTTGAAATTACTAAAAAGCTCTTGAGTGAGTAATGTTTTATCTGTAGGTAGATATTTATAGAGAAACACTACCTAATATGGCAGTAGCACAAGAAGAAAAATCAAGAATATTCAACCAATTCAGAGCGTCCATGGGTGCTCCGATAAGGAACATCGAACTTAAAGATGAGACCTTATGTACCCTATTGGAGATAGCCATAGAGGATTACGCACAATATGTTCAAGAATGGTTGATTGAGCATCAATGGCAATCGCTGTTGGGTGAGAACGTATCAACAACTGACATGGCATTCGCTATGAGCGTTAGGTCATTTGACTTGATGACGCAATATACATATGCGTACTCAAAACAAATTGGTCACCAAGCTAGAGGTCCTTGGGAATTAAAGAAGGATTATGTTGAGCTTGAGGCAGGTAGACAGGTTTATCAAATACCAGCAGGTAGAGAGATAAACGAAGTTCTATGGATTACCCCTCCCACAACACAAATGGCACTATTCGCTAACTTTGCTGGAATCGATTACGGTTTCGGTGGCGGTTATGGACAAATTGGTTCTGGTGGCGCTGGTGGTATGGGCGGTGGTGGTGGTGCTGGTTCTGGTGGTTATTACATCGCACCAGCGTATGATATCCTATTAACAGCACAAGACTTTAACCTTAAGAATAGAATTCTAAGAAGTGAATTGGTATATAAAATTACTGCTGGTCCTGATGGGACTAGACTACTTCACCTAATGTCAACACCTGGTTCTAGGATGTCATTTGGTGGTGGAATTGGTCATGGTGGTGTAGGTGGTTCTGTTAATATGACTGGTTGTCACGTATGGTATCACTATTACGATACTACACCTGAAAACGTAGATGAATGTCGATTGGATAACCCTGACATCATCAAACTACCAAATGAGGTGCCATTGGCTAAGTTGGATTTCAATGACTTTAATGAACCTACTAAGACGTTAGTTCGTCAGTTATTCGTAGCTGAAGCTAAACGTGCTTTGGGTAGAACCAGAGGTAAATTCGGTGGTATTGTAGGTCCGCCAGAGGCTGAACGTACAATGGATTACGAAACGTTGGTTTCTGAAGGTAACGATGAACGTACAGCAATTCTAGAACGTCTTGATGAGAGGTTACAAAGGTTGTCATCTACTGCTCAAATAGAAAGAGCAGCAAATGAATCTGAGAACCTTAATAAGCATCTAGGGTATCGACCACTAGGATTCTGGGTATATTAAAACCCCCACTCATCTTCTTCACCGAAGACATTATCTTGCTCCATTTCGGCTTGAGCTTCTTCCTCTTGCTTCATTACTTCTTGCTCCATTTCGTGAGGGTTATCTTCGGTACTTCTAATGCTTGGGAATCGTTCTTCACATGCTAACCAGTGATTGTACAATACGTCTGGTTCCAAGTTCATTAGCTCGTCATAACCTAAGTCTTTGGCTACATCAATCCAGTAGTTCTGAATGTCATGGTTCTTATCTATACCCTCAAATCTAACATCTTCGATAAACTCACTAAACTCTCCCCAGTATGTAAGGGGTGTAATCTCTTTATCTCTGGTCAGATATAATAGGGCTTCTCTGTAGAACCTATCACGTATCTCAGCATCTTTCTTATAGTCGAATAGAACGCTAAGGTCTGTTAATGATACATCCCATTGGTTAGACCTGAACTTACGTGCCGTAGCATCGATATTAGCTATCTTAAGTATTTCTTTAGGTAACTTACCATATTGTTCAAGATTGTTCAAATCCTTCAACTCTAACGCCTTACAGACGGCATGTATCTCTGCAATCTCCGCATTAATACTATCTCTCCTTCTAATACGCTCACGTTCTTGATAGTCATGAAGAAGGACATTCCATTCGGTCTCCCCCATTAAGTGAGGTACCTCATTCACACTGTGCCAGAACTTGATTTCCTTATCCTCCATTAACAAGAGTTTTGTTTCAAGGTCATCTTGGTCTTTCTCTGCGATAGGTTGATTACTCACCAATTTACATTGGTTATCGGTGAACATACCCCTTTCCGTAAGGACATACTCTTTGATTTTCCTATCCATAACCGTATTGATAAGAATCTGGTCACGTATCTCTCTATCGAAACAAACCAGTAAAGGTGCAACTTTCTTATTCAAAGCGTTGATATACCGTGGAGCATTATATTCCTCGGTTGTCAAGTTAGGGTCAGATTCTAACATACTCGTAGGAATATGCTTACAATTCAAGTTAACCGTTCGTATGTCGGTCTTCTTATCAGTTATAACGGAAACGTCACCTTTTGATTTAGTTTTAGCGGTATTCACATAGTAAATCACGTCACCCATATTAGGCGTAAGATTATGAGCTTTAACAAGCTCCATATGAGCCTTTCTAGCCTTAAAGTTACCAGCTTTGGTCTTAGTCTTACAAGCTCTATCATAAGCTTCCATAGTCTCATTAACTTTACCTTTAGAGGCAATCTTAACAATAGGAATCTCATAGTTGTATATCTCATCAACTTTCTTGTAGTATTCAGTAATAAACTCGGAACCCTTACCATCCAATAATAAAGGTATACCTATGTTAATGAATTCCTCAATATAGGTTGGCATTGCTTTAGACTTAATGGAGTTACCCACCAATTTAACTTTACCATCAATAAGGTTAACGTAGTTCTTTCTCTTGAAGTTGATGGTGGCAGTACAAATGTCATCCACATCCAGACCCATCCATCCTATCATGTGAAGTTCATTGTATTCAGCTACCGCAGCATCTATACCACTTAGCTCACCCTTACCTTCATATTTTTCAGTCGTCCAGTGTTTACACGTAGGTGTGTATTTGTAATCATCCACAGTATCACCCACAGCAAAGTTGAAACCATCCGTATCACCAACTAGTGGTCGGAAGTCTCTTTCTCGGAAGAAGCTGACCATACCTCTAAGGTGTTGCCTTGACATACAGGTAATCCTCTCAGCCGATGGCATATCTCCCCATGGGAAAATATGTGGCGCACCATAAGAACCAAAGAAGGAGTTCGCCAATATCTTAAGTGGTAACTGCTTCTTATCCGCATCAGAACCTAACTTACTAACTCTAATTATTTCATCCTTAATGGTCTGATAATCAGGGGAGTTAGGGTCTAGACTCTTAAGTGTTTCTTTAAGCTTTTTGGCTTCTCGTTTGTATTTACCCGCTAGGAACTTGTACTTATCTCTTGTTGATACGATGTAGGTCAATAGACCTTTCATAACGTGAGAGATATCCAAGTCTGGGAATATATCCCAAGTAAGAGTTGTTTTAGGGTAGAATGCTGAAAAGTCAAGCTTGACCACTCTAGTTGCGTACCCTGTTTCAAGTAGTCGTGAAAGACCACCAGTGAAGTCTACTTTCTCTGTGTGTTCTGGAATAGCTAGACCATTCTCATAAGACCATGCCGCCAATAGAAGTGTCCATTGCCCTGCTGTACCCATTGTAGAGCTACGCATGTACCCAGTAGGTAATATCTTTGATAGAAGGAAAGCCGCTTGATTGAAAATGGTGTCAATCTTATCAGTTTCCCAAAGGTCATCCTTAAGATATCGCTCAACAATATAAGCCCCAGTAGTGACTATCCTGTCACCTTCCATCTTGGTTTCATCGTTGATTATTCCCCAAGAACCATCAGTATCGGAGAACCAGTAATCATTATCTGTATCCTGTGCGGTGGTATATATCTTATCACCAGGAACATACACACGATTAACCTTATCTACCTCAGCGAATTTGGTGATATACTTCAGGTTCCAGAGCTTAATATCTGAATTGATTTCCATCGCTCTCCTTACTGGATGAGAGATATCCATAATATTAAATCCCCATAGGTAGGTTTGAATATATTTCTCACTTTTCTGTCCTAGCTTGATTGTAGATTCTCTACGCTTGATTTTATCCTTACCGTTTAAACAGATGGCTAAATCTTCCATAGGTATACCTAATCGCTTACATCTTCTATCGATGAAGTCCCAGTCAAAGTTTTCGGAGTTATAACCTGATACCGTGTCTGGTCTATGTCTTATAATCTCCTTGAAGAATTCCTGAATATTAAGTCGTTCTGAATGTCTACGGTCTTGTAGCGTGTCACCTTTGGTAGTTAGAATCTTAGTCCAACCTTGATTGTCACGCATACCGATTTGAAATATCTCATCAGTTTCAGGTACCAATCCAGCAGTTTCAAGGTCAAATTGGAAACGATGTATATCATCGTAATCGTCCATACCTTTGAATAGTCGCTTACCAGTCTGAATCATGAATTGTTCAGTTGGTGAGAATGCTTGGAACATTCGATTGTGGTTAGGGTCGTTATAAACCTTTATTCCACCTTTTTCGAAGAACTCTAGTAATTTGCTGTAACTCTGGTCTGTAGAGGCTATATACCTATAACCATTTTCCATTCTAGCTGGTGTGAAACCAGTTTCATCATTAACCTTAAGTTCTTTAATTTTGACACCATAGTCAACCATGGCACGTTTTAATAGAACTCGATTACCACCGTATATGATTCCAGCTACGCTCTTCCTCATCCATACGAATGGTCTGAACTTATGTTTCTCTATTGATTTCCCTCTTTCAGGGTGATTGATAACTAAAGAAGCCTCATTTGAATAATAAGGTGTTTCAATTGCTACGATGTACGGTTGTGGGTCTTTACCTGCGAGAAATTTCTCGATGGTTTCACTGCCAATGTTTGCCATGCTTGTTGTTTATAATTTGTTCTTCGAACACTTAACCAACATAGTTAAGGTCGTAAAATTATAAGACGAACATACAGAAAAAAAGTGAGATAGTCAACCCCTATGGACTTATTTCTTGATTGACCCACCAATAACATTGATGCGTAGTTCCTCACGCAGAGGTACAATTAGAGTACCAGAACCATCATCGAATTCGATAATGAATTTACCAATATAAACACCTTCTTTGTTTGTATCTCTGGCTGTGAACGTATACGATAGGTAATACTCTTCACCAAGACAATCATCACAATCTGGACAATCCTCTTTCAGCAATGCTGTGGTAACTTTCTTACCTATCTTTTTGACACCAGTATTCAAGTCAGACATGGTGAAGTATATCGTGGAATTCTGAAGCTTAGTGAAAAAGCTATTCCAATCATATCTACCATCCTGAATCAGTTCCATTCTTAGAACTGGCAATGTTGCACCTTTATTTATAAAATAATCCATATTTTTTATATTACAATGTGTAATGTGGTACCACTACGCCATATAGACCCTGAAGGTAATGTACCAGCACTTGTTGGAATATCCATCAGAGACAAGTTATTCATGAATGTAGTACAAACTCTATTGGCGGTTATATTATTACCGATTACGAATGCACATCCACACCCACCGTCATTATTACCACTACCACCTAAGATACCAGAATAATTACCTGATGCAGTATTCTGACTACCACCAGCAATCGATGTATAATCGCCTCCAGCAATATTGGCTCTACCACCACCTACGGCACTCGTGTGACCAGACGCCACGTTAACGGTACCACCAGCAATGGTTGATATGTCACAAGCTTGATTATTAATACCACCACCTATGAATGCGTGATAACCAGAAGCAGTATTATATCTACCACCACCAATCGTTGAACAATCACCACCAGCGTTATTACCAGCACCACCAGCAATTGTGGCTGAATTACCAGAAGCGATATTATAACAACCACCAGCTACTGTTGTATAGTAATTAGATGCTGTGTTGGTAAATCCACCACCGATTGTTGAGTCACGATAAGTTACATTATGACACCTACCACCACCAATGGCTGAGTATTGAGCCGTTGCGTGGTTACATTGACCACCAGCTACGGTTGAGTAATCATTACAAGTGATATTCTCTCTACCACCACCAATTGTTGAACACGCACCATTAGCATGATTAGTACACCCACCACCGATGGTTGATGTATTACCTGTTGCGACATTCAGCCTACCACCACCAATTGTTGAACACG